AGATTGCCACTACAACTATGACCAATGGGTTTGCAACGGTATCATTCTACAATCAGGTCAGAGTGTTCTCACCAATGGAAGTAATGGCGGGAGCAGTTAATATTTGGATTACTGCAACTTACGCAGCTTTTAATTCAATGGCATGTCCTACGAATGTGGTAGTTCAACAAACGGTACAAAATACAGTATCACAGGCAGCAGCAGCGGCTGCAGCGGCAGCCGCACAAGCAGCAGCTGATGCAGCAGCAAAAGCAGCAGCAGATGCCGCGGCAAAAGCAGCAGCAGATGCGGCAGCAAAATCAGCAAGTTCATCTGCTAGTGCATCAGCATCTTCATCAGCAAGTGCAGCAGCTAGTTCATCGGCAACTGCTGCAATTCCACCACCACCAACGGCACCTCCACCAACAGCATCAGCCCCTCCACCAACATCAAGTAGTAGTTCTACCCCACCGCCGGCTTCCTCATCAGGAAGCAGTAGTTCTGGAGGTTCTGGAAGTAGTTCTGGTAGTGGTTCATCTTCATCTACGGAAACAAAGACTGAAACCAAAACGGAGACTAAAACTGAAACGAAATCTGAATCAAAATCGGAGAGTAAATCGGAAAGCAAGACTGAAGAAAAGAAAGAAGAAACTAAATCGGAAAGTAAAGAAGAAAAGAAAGAGGAATCAAAGTCAGAGGAGAAAAAAGAGGAGAAGAAGGAAGAATCTAAGGAAGAAAAGAAAGAGGAGAAGAAGGAAGAAAAGAAAAAAGAGGAAAAAAAGAAAGCAATAGCTAATCCAATGATGTTAGCATCTGATTTGGCTGGTACGGAAGATGCAGAAGGTAAGTACGCTGTAATGATGAGTGTGGGTGTATCTAAATCTTCATTGATGGGAGATAAATCATATTCAGCTACCGCACTTATATGGAGTACCCTAAATCAATTCGCCCTAAGTGCTGGGGTTACTAAGATGGATTTTGAGGATGGTAAACTAAACGCAATACATTCATACGGAACTACATTTGCGTACCTTAAAGGAACTATAATGAACCTTAATGGGTATACTTGGATTAAACCTCATCCTAAATACGGAACATTTGGATACAATGTGGGTATAATTACTTTAATGATGGAAAATGCAGTTAGTGGTGGATATGATGTATCGTTAAGTACATCGGCAGTTGGATTTTGGATGAAACCATATTCTTATAGTAGAAAGGTTACCCTAACTCCGCAAGTATTCGTAATGCAATCCCCATTAGCTTGGAATACTGTGACTGGGGGAAGTACTGTTAGTAGAACACCTGGCGCAATGGTAGGACTGGGATATGATTACAAATTAAGTAAAAGATTTGGATTTTCAACATCTTATAAAGCGGCAATGTCATTCGCACCTGAGTTTTCTTTATTGAATAACTTCCAAATTGGTTCAAAAATGATATTTTAGAATAAATCAATATTTATACACATAAATCAAATATATTATGAAAAATTTGTTGAACTTTAAGAATATAGCAATCGCAGTATTGATTATATTCGTTTTATTGGAGTGGTTTAACCCAGGTGGAGTTATGCCAGGTAAGAAAGTATTCATAGCTGGTAAAGCATATGAAGTAATTAAGCACGATATTGATACTATTGATATTGTAAAGACTAAAGTAGTAACTAAGAAAGGCGAAGATATCTACCATGAAACAATCGTAGAGAAAGAAGTAATTATTCCAGCGGTTATTGATACTATGGCTTTATTAAAAGACTATTACTCAAAAGTATTATACAAAGATACATTAATTTTACCTGATTCATTGGGTATTGTTGCTTTAAATGATACTATTTCACAAAACAAAATATTAGGTAGAACTTTCAACGCTAGTGTTAAGCAAAGAACTATCAAAGAAACTACAATTGTAAAAGAATTACCTAAGACTAAAGTATTCTATGGTTTAGAGGGTGGATTCAACAAAGCAGATTTTGTAAGTTCAGTAGGAGCTGGCGTTTTAATCAATACTAAGAAAGATAAGATATACCAATTAGGTTTGGGTGTTACTAATCAAACAACTGATGGTACAAATGGTGGATTCACTCCATATGTAAGAGGTGGTGTTTATTGGAAACTTAAATTAAAGAAATAAGATGATAAAATTAATGGGTATTGTAACTGGAAAACCTAAAGTAACTGAATCTTTAGATATTAAACCAATAGTGGCTAAGATAGCTAAATTAACTGATAGAAATGACCATACTGGTTCTGTATTAGAATTAGCAACATTTTTAAACGATACAAAGTCTGTTAAGTTATTACAGGCAATTCAAACAATACATACAATAGAAGGTTCAATGCCAAATGAACTTATCAAATATAGAAGTAGTATCCTAAAAGATTTAGTTAGCAAAGTTAAATCAAAGTATGGTTCTGATGCAGCTAAAGAAATAAATGGAGCATTTTAATAATAAATAATATGATAAAGCTTACTCAATTAAACGAAGCATCTGAAGTAAAATTCAAAGAATTAAAACCTATTCAACAAAAACAGGTTGTAGCATTTCAAAAAGTAATTGGTGGAGACCATTCTCAAATTTTTGATGGTATCCACGGAATGGTTGTGGATATTCCGGCAAGAGGTAATTTTGGAACTGGTTATCGTTTTGGAGCTGATACTCTTAAAAAATTATTAGCATTAAAAATTCGTTGGGTTGAAGCAGATGGTGATGTAATTTCAATAGGATTTTAATATGAAAAGTTTAAAAGAAGCATTTGTAAAAGGACAAACTTACGGAGGAACTGCTTGTAAGGGTGGTTGTTTTATGGGTAAGGAAGGTTTAAAGAAGATAATTAAAATATCCAAAGAATTACCTAATAATGTTTTCATGTTTAGAGATGATAACTACTCTGGATTACAACCACACTTTATTAAGAATGGTGTAGTTGCTAAAGCAAATACAATTGGCAATCCATCTTATGATTTGGAAAGAAATAAAGTAAGAAATTTAAATATAGGTAAAGATGTAATTCTTTCTGTTAGATTATTTGAATCAACAAACGAATAGTAAAATGAAACTTTCAGAGTGCATCATTGTATCTAAAGAAATTAAAGATAAGTTTATCCTAGCTAAAAATAGAGATAGAGCTTATAATCCATCTTTAGAAATTGTACATACTATAATTGATGGTGTGGAAGTTGCATATCTACATGATTTAATAACTGATTGGAGTGAGGGTTTAAACGAAAATGGAATTGGTGTTGTAAACTCAGCACTATTAGTTGGACACGATGAAGCTGAAGCTAAGCTTGTAAAAAAAGCTGGTAAACCTGGACCTGATGGTGATAAGATGAGAAACATCATTAAGCAACCTACTCTAATAGATGCAGTAAGAGCTGCACTATCATATAAGGGCAAGAGTGGATTATCTCTTAAAGGTCATACATTTGTATCATCTACAAAACATATGGTTAGTATTGAAACTACATCAAAGCATAAGCCGGATGTTAAACTTCAAAACTCCGAATCACCTGTTGTTCGTACAAATCACGGACATATGTTCACCGATGCTGGATATACAAGCGGTGAGAAATATCTAAGTTCAAAAATGAGAAAGATATCAGCAGAGAAATCAGTTGATAAAGTAGAAGATTGGAAAGAAATAGCACAAGCTATGAGAAAAGAATATTTTCCAAAAAGACCGGCTCTTAATATGAAAAGAGATACGGAAGAAATGTCTACATCATCTCAAACTGTAATGAATCTGACAGACCGTATATTACAAATAACTTACTTTAAGGGTAAGGTAAACGAATTCAAAGGTATTAATAAACAATTACCCGAAGGATATCAACCAAAGATTACAATTGAAGTAATCCCAGTTTAATTTCAACATTTTAATAGAATCATATTTATATACATACAAAATGTAAATATATTAATATGTCAACAGAATTCGAATTATTCAAAGGTAAATCATTAAGTGGTCTTTTTGAGGATATCTATAACAATCAAGTATCAAAAAAACAAAAAATTAGTTCTTTAATTGAGGAATTAAAGAAAATGGTTAGACATGCTGGTGATATGGGAAGTTTAGGTCCTATTATTGGTGGGCTGGTGGATAGCTCAGTTAGAAATGATGACCAATTAGTTAAATTAGCAACAATAGCAACTAAGATTATAGCATCTGAAAAGAAAACGGAAGGACAAGAAGGATTCCTATCAGCATTTGAGAAAGAACAATTACTTAGAGATTTGGAAGATACTAAAGAGCAAGTTGAAAGAGTTGATGATTTAGAATTTGAATTAGATGAGTTAAAACAAAAAATGAAATAATATGGGACTGGTTAATGGGAGAATAACAAATTCTAATAATTTACAAAATAATACAGAAATAATATCCAAAAAAACAGGTTGGGTATATGATGTTATTTTAGATGAAACCCATGAATATGCAAAAAGCAAAGGATATGGTTCAGCTGTAATTGGTTCTATTTTATTTAGAACAACTGATATGCTAGATATACCATCAGCACAATTACCATTAGCACATCCAAGTGATAAAAACTTTATAAATATTCCTGTTGTAAATGAAGTTGTTGAAATATATGAATTTGCTAGAGGGTCTTATGCATATAGAAGAATAGGAAATTCACCAAACCCATCATTATCAGCATCCGATGATGCAATATCAAGTCATATAATATCTGATAAAAAAGATAGTACTGGTACAAAGGATGATTATCAAAAAGTTTCTGAAACTGGAATTTCAAAAAGTAATTCTAATAATTCAAAAAAATATAATGGATTTGGAAAATACTACAATCCTCAAGAATCTATTAATAAATTAAAATTATATGAAGGTGATTCTTTAATTGAAAGTAGATTCGGCCAATCAATAAGATTTTCTGGATTTAATAATTCTGAAAATAAATTTTATCCAACTTTAATAATAAGAAATTTACAAAGCGCAAAATATAAAACAAAAGAACCGGGTCAATCTGTAGAAGAAGATGTAAATACAGATGGTAGTATTATAGCAATGACATCCGAACAATTTCCGTTAGGATTTTTACCAGGTGTTGTTGATGATAAAGGTAAATCAGATTTCCAAACAAAACCCGATTCATTTATGGACTATCCATCTAAATTAATTGGAGACCAATTACTTTTAAATTCGGGTAGAATAATTTTATCAGCGAAAAGTGGAGAAATGATATTCTATTCTAAAAAAAATTATGGATTCATTTCAGATGGAGCTATGTCAATAGATAATAAGTTGGGAATTGATATAAGTGTGGGGGATGATATTAATATAATTACAAATGATAGAGATATTCAAATGGTAACTGGAAATGGCTCTGTAATTATAGGTAGTAAAGATTTAGAACCAATGGTAAAGGGGCAGCAATTAGTTGATATTTTAGCAGAACTTATAGATGCAATAACACAACAAATGTATCTAACACCCGCCGGACCAAGTGCAGTAGGACCAACAAACATTTCTGATTTTGGTTCAATTAAATCAAAATTAAATAATATTCTTAGTAAATTGAATCAAACATCTTAATATGTCTTGGCAGATATTTAAAAATAGTATATTATCGGTTATTAAAGCAGGTGATGCTTTAAATAGTGTAGATGAAATGGCAACTTTATATGCAACCGCATATGATACTGCTATAAAAAGTAACGGGGCTGGTGATACTGTAAATAAAATAAAAATAAAAAATGGTAATCTACCATTGATGATTCAGCTATTTAAAATAAATTTTTACACAGGCCAAGCATCAATGGTGCCTTACGATTGGGTTGGTGGTATGAAACCTGGAATACTTGCATATTGGCAAGGGGCTGCATTACAAACATCACCAATACCAATAATTCCAGCAATTGGGTCTGTTGTAAATATAAAAATAGTATCTGGTATAGTTACTACGCCAGGCGATTGGCAACCTGGTTCACCATTACCACCTAATAATAATCCAAATTTAATTATAGATGCATTTATAGTAAACGCAATTGCACATTTACAAACTGTAAGTGGTATTATAAATACTATATCGTTATACCCACCATTAGCAACTCCAGGTCCTGGTATTGTAAATTGGTCTGGTTATTTTGTATTACCATCATCACCGGGAGTATCAATAATGGCAGATGAACCATCGACAGAAGCACTTTTAGAAACAATCCCAGATGATAATAATACATTGGAGGGAGCTAAAGAAGTAGTTGCTGAGACTGGTGCAGAAATTTTAACTGATGGTGGGGAAGATGGTGGGGAACAACTTGAAAGTCTAAAAGATGAATTACCACCTGATAATCCTCCATATGAAGAAGTACCTGAAGAAGAAGTGGATGATGTGACTACAAATGAGGAAACAACTAAAGAAGAACCAAACCCAACAAATTGTAATTTTGGTTCTATAAACTATAATATGAATTTATCTCCAAATTATAGATTAAGGGATTTGTCAATTGGATGTGTATTTGCTCATAAAATTAAAGCACAGGTTGGGTTAAGTGAAAAAGATATTATTTGTAATTTAAGAAATATAGCAGTTAATATATTAGAACCATTAAGACAAAGGTATCCAAATATTAGAATAAATTCTGCATTTAGAGGTACGGCTAGTATACCTGGTGGGGTATCTCAACATCAAAAAGGAGAAGCCATTGATATTCAAATACCAGGGGCCTCTCCGAAAGAATATGTACCATTGGCAAATTGGATAAGAACCAATTTACCATTTGACCAATTGATATTTGAACACGGAAACTCAGTATGGCTACATATAAGTTGTAAAAAGAGCTCAGGCCAAAGAAAACAACTACTTACTATGTATAAGGGTAGATATTCCAGTGGTTTAAAGCTATACTATGTGTAATTCCCAAAAATACTCAATTCAAATATTTATAAACATAACAAAACCAATATATTAAAAAATGGACACAGATAAACTATTAAAAGCTATACAAATCCTTATAAAAGAGGAATTGAAGGAGCAATTACCTGCGTTAATCAAAGAATCCGTAAAAGCGGAAGTAAAAAGATTATTAAGTGAAGGTAAACAACCAGTTGCAAAAAAACAATCAACTGGTATTTCAATGGCTAAAGCTATATTAGGTGATGAATCTATTCAAGAATCAATATCACAGCAGGTAGCACCTACAAAGCAATTTAGTAAAAACCCAATGATTAATCAAATTCTTAATGAAACAAAGGGAGGATTACCACAGGGTGATGGTGGATATAGAACAATGAATTTTGGACAAGGTGATATGGGTTCAATTTTAGGTGGAACTGCAATGGCTGAAAAAATGGGGTATGGTGATTTAGCTAAAGGACCACAACCAACTGGATTGGGTGTTCAAACTGGTGTACCTGAATTAGATAAAGCACTAAATAGAGATTATTCTGAACTTGTAAAAAGATTTAATAAGAAGTAATGGCAATAATATTAGGTAGTAAATTAGTTAATGATACAAAAGAATTTAACGATTATGCGGTTGGTATATCTTTACCAATTCAAATAGGAAATACTGCCTTTAACCAAAACTTCACAACCGAAGATGAAGTAAAAACTAATATAATAAGTTTACTATCAACTAAAAAAGGGGAGAGAATAATGCAACCTCAATTGGGTAGCGGTTTACAAGAATTGTTATTTGAACAAAACGATGATACACTAGCTGATAGAATTGAAGAGGAAATAAATAATACTATTGAATTGTGGCTACCATTTGTTAATGTAGAACAAATAAATGTAGAACAAACGGATTATTTAAAAGATACTAATACAGTTAATGTAAATATTTCATTTACAATTGGTAATAATCCTCAGTTAAGTAATGTAACTTTTAATATAACACAATAATAGGAAATGGCAATTAATACAATAAATAAAAATTTTAAAAACAAAGGTAAGGATATAAAATACCTTAATAAAGATTTTGCGGATTTTCGCCAAAACCTTATTGATTTTACTAAAACATATTTTCCAAAAACATATTCTGATTTTAATGAGACATCTCCTGGTATGATGTTTATAGAATTATCATCTTATATTGGCGATGTTCTTTCATACTATATAGATGATACTCTTAAAGAATCAATGATGTCATCGGCTGAGGATATTGGTAGTGTTATTTCATTAGCTCAATATTTGGGATATAAACCAAAAGTAACTGGAGCAGCAATAACGACATTATCTGTATATCAACTAGTACCCTCTATTGGTAGTGGTATTAATAATAGCCCGGATAGTAGATATTATTTAAGAATAAAAAGTGGAATGAACGCCACATCAAAAACAAATTCAATAGAATTTGTAACAACTGATATTGTAGATTTTTCCGATGAAACGGATAGAGAAATAACAGTGTATCAAACCGATTCTATTACAGGAGAACCTCTATTTTATTTAGTTAAAAAATATGTTCAAGCAATATCAGCAACTAAAAAAACGTTAGATGTATCGTTTGGTTCTTACGAATCATTTCAAACAATAGATATTACAGATACAAATGTAATTCAAATATATGATTGTAGAGATTCTAATAATAATAAATGGTATGAAGTTCCTTATTTAGCACAGGAAATGGTTTTTATTGAACAACCAAATACAGAATCAAATGATCCTGATTTATATCAATTTAAATCAACTGTTCCTTATGTTTTAAAAACTATTAAAACTCCAAAAAGATTTACTACAAAAATAAATACGGATAGTACAACAACTATTCAATTTGGAGCAGGTGACCCATCGGCTAGTGATGAAATGTTAATACCAAATCTTAAAAATGTTGGATTAGGTCTTTCAAATTCAATTAGTAGATTGGAAGAATCTTTTGACCCTACTAATTTTTTAAAAACAAAAACATATGGTACATCCCCATCAAACACAACTATAACAATAACATATTTAGTTGGTGGTGGAATTAGTTCAAATGTAAATAGTGGAGAACTAACAACAATATCTGGAATTTCGTATGATGATGATACAACAAATTTAACTCAAGCAGAATTAGTAACATATAATACAATTAAAAATTCTGTAGCTATTGATAATGAAGTACCTGCGGTTGGTGGTAAAAACGGAGACACTTTAGAAGAAATTAGACAAAATGCATTAGCAAACTTTGGAGCTCAAAATAGAGCAGTAACTGCAAAAGATTATCAAGTAAGAGTATTATCAATGCCATCTAAATTTGGAGCAATTGCAAAAGCATATGCAACTGCAGATGGTACATTAGATAATAATTCACCATCTTCTATATTAGCATCTCCAAAGCATTTGCAAGAATTTACGGATTTGGTAATGGGTTTTGTAAATACAACAGCCACTGGAACTAAACCAAATACTCAAACTATTCAAACTGATTTAAAAAACTTTTTTATAGGTAAAACTACAAATCAAAGTGAAAAAAATAATCCATTCGCAATTAACTTATATTTGTTAGGATATGATAATAATGGAAATTTAACTACACTTAATAGAGCAGTTAAAGAAAATCTTAAAACATATTTAAACGAATATAAAATTTTAACCGATGGTATTAATATAATAGATGGTTTTATTGTTAATATAGGAATTGATTTTGAAATAATTGTATATGAAGGTTATAATAAATCTGAAATATTAACAAAATGTATTTCTGAATTGAAAGATTATTTTAGTATAGACAATTGGCAATTTAATCAAACTATTAATTTAAGTGAGGTTGAATTGTTATTGGCAAACGTAGAGGGTGTATCATCTGTACCAAAGGTACAATTAACAAATAAATGTGGTGGCAATAATTATTCACCAAATTCATATAATATAGAAGCGGCAACTAAAGATAAGATTGTATATCCATCTTTAGACCCTTGTGTTTTTGAAATAAAGTTTCCAAATCAAGATATAAAAGGTAGAGTAAAATAATGTATAACTTTTTAACAGCATCAAAAGATGCATCAGTTTATTTACAACAACCTAATCAAAATACTGGTTTAGACCAAATATTAGAAGTTAGTAAAGTTTATTATGGTGGTACTAAAGATATATCAAGAGCTTTAATTAAGTTTGATATATCTTCATTACATACTGGTTCTCATATAGAGGAAGCTTCCCTTTTACTTAAGGAAACTAAAAGTGAAGAAATACCATTAGAATATACATTATATGCACATCCAATTTCACAAAGTTGGGAAATGGGTATAGGTACTAGATTTGATGATATCTCAACCGAAGGTATTTCTTGGAGATATCGAGAGGGTAATTCAAAAATAGATTGGTTGAATGATACAACAAACGATGGTATAACTACGAATTTTGCAGCAGGTTCTACTGGTTCTTATGCGGGATATGGTGGAGTATGGTACACTAACTACCAATCAACTAAATTATATTCATATAATACAGCTGATGTAGTTATGAATATTAAATCAATGTTAAATGCATGGGTTAGTGGTTCTATTCCAAATGATGGTTTGATATTAAAACATGAAAATAGTTTAGAAGATAATACCGAAGATTATGGTATATTAAAATTTTTTAGTAAGGAAACTCATACTATATATCAACCAAAAATAAGAATTGGATGGGATGACCAAATATTTCAAACTGGTTCATTGGCTCCATTAGTATCTGAACAATTTAAAATTGGTATAACAAATAGTAAAAGTGAATACAAAGTTGGAACATCTCCAAAAGTTAGAATATTTGGTAGAGAGATGTACCCAGTAAAAACATTTAATAATTCATTTAATCAATATAGTCAAATAAATTATTTACCAATTACATCTTATTATCAAATAACTGATTTAGAATCTGGAGATGTAATAATTCCTTTTTCAGAATATTCTAAAATTAGTTGTGATGAAAATGGAAACTATGTTCAATTGGATTTGAGAAATTGGGAAACTGATAGAGTTTATAAAATAGAGTTTAAAATAACATTCAATGATGGTGATGTTTATTTTGATAATGACATAACATTTAGCGTTGTAAAATAAAATGATAAAAACAGGATTACAAAATGAAAAGTTGGTTGGTAATATTATGGTTAGCGGTTCTTTAGGAATCAAACCAAAAAATACTAACGGTATTAATTTATTTGAAGAATTAGACGTAAATGATGGTGTCATTTCGGCAAAATTAACAAAACCAAATTATAATAATACTGAACTTAAAAAATCAATAGATACTGTAATTGTAGAATTAATACCAATTCAATTACCGGATTTACCGGATACAGTATTACGTTCTGTTTATAATCCGGTAACACAATCGGTAATTGATTTAACTGCCGAAGTTGTAAGATTAAATAATAATATAGTAGATTTAAGAGCAAAAGTAAGTTCATTGGAAATTGTAACACAAAGTTTAATAATTGAAATAGATAACCAAAAAATTATTACAGCAACATTTCAAAATCAAACTCAATTAGCTAATTCTACAATAGAAACATCAATAGTTGATTTGCAAAATTCAATACAAAAAGCAACATCTGAGGCAATACAAAGAGTTTCATTGACGGCTAGAAATCAATCATTAGAACAAGAAATAGCAGCACTTAGAATAGATATATCTGCAAAAGAACAATCATTAGCAGCTGGAGCAGTTTCAACTGGACAAATAGCAAGTATATTATTTGATAAAGGAGACCCTACAAAAGAAACTACCAAACAAATGATTGGTATGGATTACAATGGAGCAGGCGCTAAAGCAAATGAATTTGGACCGCCTGGTAATGACTATCAAAAAACATTTAGAACATATTTTGAAGTAATTGCATCATCTGCTCTTACTGGTACAAAGGATATGACAGTAGATATAAAATTTACAGGTAGAATAACACAATCTCCTTGGGATTTTGGAGTATCATTTCCTCTTAAATTAAAAAGTGGCGAAACTAAAAGATTTGAAATGAAAAAACCCACCGAATATTGGAAAAAGCAGGGAGGTTTATTTGATGTTGGTACTTGGCCTTTTTTAAAATGGAAACCAAGTGAATATGATTTTACTATGAGTATTATTGTAACTGATAGTGCTGGTAAAACTGAAAATAAAGATTTTACATTCCATATATACAAATATTAGTAAATACATATAATAAATGGCAATACAAAATTTTAAAAATATAGTTGATTCAAAAGCGTATAGAATTGATGCTAAAGATAGAGAAATCTTTGAAACTGGAGATTTGCAATCTTTTTTTGGATTAAGTGATTCTGATTCGATTGAATTTATAGTATATGATGCAAACGATAATCAATTGCCGCAATCAAATTATGGGGTTGCTAGATATATACCATTAACAACTCAAAATATTAGAGATTATTTTCTTATAGCAGATGGTACTTTATTTCAAGCTTTGAATTTTCCAAATGAATACTTTATTGATGTTGAAAGATTATTAAAAGAGGCGGGATATAATAATGGTATATTTAAAACACAAATTACTTTAATAAGTAATAGAATTGGTAGTAATTCAAAGTATGATAAACTTTGGATTTCTGAAATATCCCCATCAAGAACAGAAATAAGATTATTACCATTAAAAAGAAAAGAAACCGAAAATACTGATTTATTTCAAAGATTTGGTGTAATGGTATATGATGGTGAATTCAGAGATGATACAATTTATTACGCACTAGAATTTATTGAAAAAATAAATCCAATTCAAATATCAACTTATATAAAAGAAAAGTATTCTGAAAATTGGTTTAATAAACTTAATGCAGAATTTAAGATAACTGGATTTGAAATATTTGCATCAACGGTTCATAATAAATTCATGCAATCAGCATTATACGAATTTACAAATAGAATATCCGATATAAGAAACTTAGAATATGGTAGTCCAAAACCAATCAAACCACCATTACAACTTTCAAAAAATACTATTCAAGATACTTGTTATAAGCTTTTAATAAAAGCAATTGATTTCTATTTATCAACACCAACATTTAGCGAAAACTCAACATATGATACACAAACAGATGATAGTTTGGATATTGTTGGGCAGGTATTACAAAGAACTGAGGCGGATACTAAAATAGATACTACCGAACCTGTTATTAAAAAAGCCGAAATAATTAAGATAAATAATGTTGAGTTGGATGTGGTATTAGAAAAGGAAATTCCAATACCAGACGATATTGAGCCAGAACCAACCCCCGAACCAATAGTTCCAACACCACCATCTGGAGGAGGTGGAGGTGGAGGCGGCGGGTATATTGGTGGTGGTGCATCATCAATTGGAAATCCTGAAGATGGCGGATTGGGTAGACCTAATTTAGGAGATGGTGGATTGGGTAGAGTTGAAGAAGTAAAATAAAGTAATTGTAGAAAAATGATAAAGTCAGATGAACTATTGTGGGGTAACTCTTTAACCAATGAAAATGGTATTAATTATGTAATACCCTCTTTAGGTGGTGAAGCTGGTAATGGTACTGAATACACTCCAATTGCAGTTGGTACTTACAATGGTACTGTAAATTCTGATGCTAATACATTCTTTTTAGTTAAAGCAAATGTACCAGGAGCTAGTATATATTTGGATGGTGAGTATATAAATAAAGAAACACCAAATAAAATTAATATTCAATTAAGTGATATACTTGGAAAGGCTCAAGGATATTATGAAATAACCCTTAAAAAAAGTGGATATAACTCAATTGAAAAATATGTCATATATGCATCAACAAATCCTGAGTATGGTAACGATATATATTACAATAAAGAAACCGAATTAAGTTCTAAATATAATAATAAGGCTCCATATATAATTTCAATAAAAAAATATATAAATGATGTAGACCAAAATTTTGAATATGATGACTCGGTTAAGCAACCAACATTAGATTTTATTTTAACTGAAAAGCCTATTGATACTCCTGAGGATGATGTGGTTTCTTTTAAAAAATTAACAATAACACTTGATAATAATTATGTTAAATTAGTACAAGATAAATCAAAATCAATATCTTTAATTGCTGGTCTTAATACAATAGATGCTGAGGTTGGGTCAACATTTTCAATAGCATCTTCTGATATAACAAAATACAAAATTAAATCTATAACTTTAAATGCAGTTAATAGAAAAGAAAGAGTATTAGAAGCAAAAGAATTAGAAAGTATATCTACAAATATTGCATTAGATTATGATACAAATGTAATAATAGTAACTGAAAAATTAAAAGTACTTACTAAAGATATTCCTGGCCTTGAACTGGTAAATTCAGAAACAAGCAGAATTTATAATATAAATAGCAAAATAGATGCACCAATCGGAGTAAAAAAGATTGGAACTGTTGAAAAAATTACAGCATATGTAAATAACGAAAAATATGAATTTGCTAATTTAGGAAATACAACATCCGAAATATTATTAATTCCAGCAAAAGCATTTTCAGTAATAGGCAATTATAGAATTATATTAGTACCATCGAATTCGGAAGGAGACGGTGATATTATTCAATTAATCTATAACATAGTCGATGATGTTTATGTAGGGGTTCCTGATATTAGGAATATACAATATCCATCTGAATTAAGAGGACCTGATTATGTTGGAACTAATGTTGATTTTACTATATCGTATGATTCGATTAATACAACTTTTGTAAGACTTTATGCTGGTAAGGCTTACATGCAATTGCATTCAAAAGGTAAGCAGAGTTTAAATATAGAAACTCTATTGGGATTATATGATACGCCACCTGCACAAGATGGAGAATATATTTCATTAGAATTAAAACTTATACCATACAATACAAGTGGAAAATCCGAAGTTGTTGGTAAAGCCGAATCTGTATTTATTAAATTTATAAAAAGTAAATTACTAATTCCTAGAAGTGTAGCTATTAATAGAATAGCTGAAGCCTTTAAGAATCAATTTAAATCAATCGAAGTTCGTGATGATTCATCTAAATATCTTACACATTTATTACACTTAGGAGATGGAAATAATAAAGTAATTACAACTTGGACTGGTAGTCAAGAATCTCTTATTTTAAAATTATACGAACCTGTACCAACGGATATACAAACAAATCAATTAGTATGGATATCCAAATTACAATCAAATCCAATTATTGAAACAGTAACTTTACTTGGTACGAGTGAGCAGTTTTGTCCTCCATTAAAAGGACCAAATTTTTCAATAGAAGCTGATAATGGTATTGGGTATAAAGTATATGATGATTTATTAGCTAGCGGTTCTACTACATCAACAGATTTATTATTCAAATACACACAGCAAAATGGAATAGATACTACTAAATTAAACATTCAATATGTGAGTGGTTCTGATTATTTATTTGAAAATTTTGTAAACTTCGGTTCAGCTGAAGAAAGAATTAACAATTTCTTTTATAAAGTACAATTAATAGAAAACTATGAAAGTACTTATGAAAAATTAACAAGTGGTAGTGCTTGGACTGGTTCTATATCTGTTGTAAATGAAGCATCTAAAGTATTAAGTTCTATTAGTGAAATTAAAAGAGCATTTGATGGATTTGAAAATTTATTATATACATCATCATCTATATACACAACATCAACAGTAGAATCTATATCATATCCATATAGCGGAAGTTCTAGAATAACAACCAATAATGCAGTTGCATTAGATTGGTATAATTCTGTAGTAAATATTGCATATGAATATGATAAATACAATAAGAATTGCTTAATAAATAATTTACCTGAATTCATAAAAGAAAATTCGGAAAATGAAGATTTTGCTACTTTCTTAGATATGATTGGCAATCACTATGATATAATATGGTCATATATAAATTCAATAGGTAGTAATAAAGTATTAGAACATAATCAATTGAATGGTATAGCAAATGATATGGTATATCAAATGTTAAAATCATTTGGTTGGGATGGTAGAAAAGCATATGATTCTCAATTTCTTTGGGAATATGCATTTGGATTAAATAAAGATGGTACACAAAAATATGGAAAAGATTTTGGAACTGAACCTGTATCTTTGAAAAGTGCTAATGAAGAAGTTTGGAGAAGAATATTAAATAACTTACCTTATTTATTAAAACATAAGGGTACGGCTAGAGCTATGAAAGCTATTATGGCTTGTTATGGTGTTCCTCAATCTATGTTGACTATAATGGAGTTTGGTGGACCTCAAAATCCAACCAACGGAGCTGTAACTAAATTTACATATGATGATAGAACAGCTGCCATTTCTTTAGTTGAAACTTCATCAATAATAGTTCCTTGGCATATAACTCCAAGTACAAGTACATATCCAACATCAATTGAGTTAGCATTTAAACCATCCGAATTAACATCAACAGCAACTTTAATTTCTGGTAGTGAATTTACATTAAATTTAATTAAAACAACTGGTTCATTTGGTACTTTACAATTAAATTTTGGTGGAGATGCTTCACCAAGTACATACTTTGAAACAAGTGGAACTTACTATCCATATGTTAGTGTCATATATGCATATGGTCCGGATTTAGTCACAGGTAGCTTAGATTTCCCAATATCAACCGAATATTATTCTCATGTATTACTTAATAAAACTGACATAGGTAGTGGGAACTCTCAATATGATGTTTATTTAAATACATCAAACGGAACTAGAATAACAACATCTGTTCATTTATCTATTACTGGTAGTAGTTCACAATGGGATACTGGTAGTAGTATATTAGTAGGTGGTAGTGGGTTTGTTGGTGAGTTGGATGAATTCCGTTTATGGAAAACCCCATTACAGGTTTCTAAATTTAATAATCATACATTACATCCAAACGCTATTAATGGTAATCATATATCTTCCTCATCTGATGATTTAATATTTAGATTGGATTTTGAATTACCTAGAAATAGAAAAGCAGCAGACAATGGTCCTTTACCTAAAGATGCATCCGACATATATATAAATAATGTTGCTATAAGTAACGAATATGGAGCAAACCACGCAACTGCAAGTAATTTTTATTCAGCAAATACATATCCATATCAATATGTTCCATATGACAGAACTGTAACTGCAAATGTTCCATCTGTTGGATTTGGATACGGTAATAAAATTAGATTTGAAAATCAATATACTATTGGTGGAACTCCTTTATTTGATTTAGAAACTGCTGAAAGAACTAATACTGTTATAGATTTATCTTATAAAACAAGAGTAACACAAAAATCATTTGATAGAGCTCCTGTTGATTCAAATCGTTTAGGATTATTCCTTTCTCCAACTAAAGAATTGAATATGGATATTCTAAAAGCATTTGGAGATTTTAATATTGATAATTATATCGGAGATTATGGGGATGAATATAAAGACCATTATTCTGAATTAGACAAATTAAGAGTTTATTATTTCAAAAGATTAAACAGAGATATCTACGAATATATAAGATTGGTTAAGTACATTGATAAATCTTTATTTGATGTATTACAGGATGTTGCACCTGCTAGAGCAAATGTTTCTAAAGGATTGTTAATAGAACCTCATTTTTTAGAAAGAAATAAAACCTTATGGAATAAACCAGAGACGGATTATAAAGATATTAATGCATTAATTGATACAACTGATTCAAAAAATATTGAAATGGATTTACCTATGGAAGATGCTCATCTTGATGCAACTGAAATAGCAATATTTGATTTTGATTATGATAAAATTGATGGTTTAATAACACATGATGATTTATACTTATTAAAAGGTACTACTCCGTTTTATACTGGTGAATTTGAAAATTCATTTAGTGGGTCATTGATAGGAACAGCTCCAATGTGGGATGCCTCAATACAAGCACCTGTAACTGGAAGTATTATAGCTGAATTGTTTGGAAATTACCAAGCTGTCGGTATGGAAATAAATAATGGATTTGGATTTTACGGAGAAAATTCAGTAAGTATTGTTACTACACTGGATATTAATGGAAATATAAATAAAAATAGAAAAATAATTAATTTACTTAAAAAATCATATATAGAAAATGTAAAAACTCAAATTTCAGGATATCCTACAATTGGTGCATTACCGGGGGAGCAAGTAGTTTACGATTATCTTCCTGTAACAAAATATAAATACGAAGTTAATATAATACCATTTGCAACTGGCTCATATGGAGTACCTATTGTACCAAGTATAGGTGGTGATGTTGTATCTGTACTTCCTTTAAATAATTATTTTTATACCCATTACAAATATAAAAATAATTTAGGAGAAGGTATGATTCGCTCATTCTGGAAAGGTTCTACTCAAGATTCTACAACTACACCTGATGGATTATCACCGGTTGAAACATTTAGTACAAATGCTAATATCCTTAGAGTGGCTAATACTGGAAGAGGTAGTGGAGAACCAATATTGGAAGTGGATTAATTTGAAAATAAAAATAAGTTATATTTATAGAATATAGAATAAAAACAATTCAAAAATGGGATATTTAGATAATTCAACAATTACTGTAGATGCTATTCTTACCAAAAAAGGTAGACAAAAATTAGCACAAGGACAATCTTTAAACATTACAAAGTTCGCTTTAGGTGATGATGAGATTGATTACCAACTATATGAACCAGCTCACCCAAAGGGTAACCAATCAGCTGATTCAGCTATTTTAGCACTTCCAATCACTCAGGCATCTCCTGATGAAACGCAAGTATTAAGATATAAGATATTAACTTTACCAAAAGGTGCTACAAGAATACCAACGGTAAATATAGGTACAAATTCAATCACATCGTATCAAAGCGATGGAGCAACAGCGTTTAATCCAAATACCAATCCAGTTGCAAACAATTCAGCTGGATATACGGCAGTATTAGCAGACCAAAGAGCTGGTACTATACAAGTAACAGAAGCTACAACTGGTGGTACAACAATACCTGTATTCTTAGGAGAGGATGTAACATCTACGGCACAGGTAGTAACTGGAAAGAAATTTACATTCACACCTAATCCAAGATTAACAACGGATGTTGCAACAACAATAACTGTTTATGGTAATGAGACTGGTGGTTCTGTTTCGATACCGGTAACTATAACGTATAAAGCAACAGCATAAAATAAATAGATATAAAAAATGGCACTAATTAATGACTTAAATATAACCTCCCAAATAGCTGCATTAGCTAATTCTGGACAGGTTGACACAAATCAAATCGTATCTTTACTTAATAGCGCACTTCCTGCTGGACAGCAAATTGCAAGTTCAAACGGTGGAGTAACTACTGGTGTATTTAAAAGATTTGGTGATTTTGACCAAGTAAAAGCAAAAATAGAAGTTGTAACAACTGGATTGTGGAGTGGTGATAGCGGAGTATTGACAACATTCTTTACAGCATCTGCACAAGATGATAATTGGGATGCCACTGTATTAAGTACGCAATATTATTTAAATGTATATAAGGGCAATCCTCAAGTAAGTTCATCCGCTGAAGTTCAATTTGCAGTAGCATATGGACATTATCATGGTAGTGGTTCTAGAGATTATTCAAATGAAGATACTTTGGTAGCAACTAAAGGAACATATTTCCAATACAAATCAATGTTATTGGAATTTGGAGAAACAAAATTCTCATTTAATAATAGTGTAGGAACTACAACAGACTCTAACGATATTTATGTAATTAATGTTGATAGAGGACGTTTTAGAGAATCAATGGATCCGGGTAACTGGCAATTAGCATTAAGTGGTTCTAATGGATTATTTCATTTTATCGATGATAGTGATAAAAAATTCTCTGATACGGCTGGTAAAGCTGGTAGAGTATTTAATATTGTAAGTGGTTCATTAAATTTAGGTACTGAAAATTTAGCAACAGTAAATGCAACAACTGATGCAACAACTGGGTTAGGATTCGGTAAATTCTATCCTGATAGAGGTATTATAATTTTAAATCCAAAAGCAGTTGGTTCTATGATTGGTACTGTTAGAACTACTGGTGGTACTTCTTTAGGAAACCTTAGTGGTTCTGCATCAACAGCAGCTGAACAATATAATCACAAAAGATTATTATACGCAATAAGTGGTGGATATGATAACTCTGTTGATGAAGGTGGATTTATGGCTAGAAGAACTGAAAATGTATCAACACAACATTTCTTTGTAAGAGCAACAAATAGAGAATTTAACTATTCTAACAATCCAACTTATGTACTTGGAGATGGTACATTTGTAGAAAGTTCATTTAATACTGACCCTTATACATATGTAACAACTGTAGGTCTTTATAATGATTCAAACGAATTAGTTGCAGTAGCTAAAACATCTCAACCAATTCCTAAATCATTTGATAAGGAAATTCTTATTAAAGTTAAATTATCATTCTAATTTAAACTAATATAAATTAAGAAACCCCCTCATTGGGGGTTTTTTGTTAAATGAATATTTATAGATATGTTAAAGGAAATACCAAAATCGGATATTATTGTTAGACCTTTTAAAGTTTACAAAGAGTGGCTAGGTACATCGCAAGATGATACGCCTGTGGTATATGGTACTAAAATAACAAATGAAGCTTTTAATGCTGATACGGATAAATATACTATGGTTGATAATTGTAAGGTATATGAAAAATTATTATATAATTCAGTAGCGGCACAATTTTATAAAAATCCAGCAACCGCATCTATTTTTTCAGAGGTTGGTAATAGAATATCATATGCATCAACATATGAGAGAGTTATAAATAATACTATTGCGGTAATATCAATACCTCAACAAAAATATGGGGAGGGAATAAAGCCGGGTTCTGTTGTTTTAACAAATGACCCAAATGGCACTGGCGAAGTATATACAGATGATGGTTATTCTAATTTAATAGATGGATATATTACAGTAAATGGTAAAACTATTCCTAATGTATATGGTAATATTTTCTATGATAGAGGATTAATTGTACTTACTAAAGATATTGTTAGTGGTTCTACCTTTGTTAGTTATTCATTGGATTTCCGTTCAAGTAAAACTATATATGAGAATGAAATATTTATATCTGTATTAGAAAATGAATTTAATGTATCAACAAATCCATCTTCATATCATGAGGATGGTGGATATAATTATGTTGCGGTAATTAATGACCCGAATGATAATTCTTTAACTGAAACTTATAATAAAACTATTCACGTTGATGGTATTAGATATATTGCAAACACAAATAGACCATTTACCTCATCGTTAGATAATACTAAAAGATTTAGTTTTGATGATTATATAGAAAGTAGTTCTTTAGACCCTACTGGTTCATTCTTAGCACCATATATTACAACAATTGGGTTATATGATAATGAATTAAATATGGTTGCGGTGGCCAAATTGCCAAAACCAATAAAATCATTACCAGACTACCCAGTAAACTTTATTATTCGTTTTGATACATAACGTTATATTTATACATAGAAAACAATTTAAGATATGTCATTAGTTGATTTATACACAAAGAGCACTCCAAAGACTGCAAAAATAGATGTAAAGGGTAAAGATAAAACACCAATAGGTGTAGAGCTTCCATTTGATGGTTCTAAAGATTTAATGAAGTCTGACCTTTCTAAACCAAGAAAAGGTGCATTAGGACAAGGTACAGGTGGATATGATAATAAAAAAGTATATTCTACCTCTATAAAAAACAAATAAGTGAGCTGGAAATTTAATGGAAATATTGTTACAGAAGAAACCACACCTGACGGCGCGGTTGGATTTGTCTATAAAATGATTGATACCAGAACTGGTAGATTTTATATAGGAAAGAAATCCCTATCTCAAACCCGCAGATTGAAACCCCTTAAAGGAAAGACTCGTAAAAGGGTTGTAAAGAAAGCATCTGATTGGGAAAAATACTATTCATCAAACGAATGGATTAAATCTGAAGTAAAAGCTGGAAACGCTGAATATTTTGAAAGAGAAATAATCCAATTCTGCTTTTCGAAGAAATCTTTATCATATTACGAAATAAAATGGCAGTTTCATTACGATGTCCTTGCCAACGACCAAGCAATAAACGAAAACCTTATGGGAAAGTTCTTCCGTAGGGATATAATAAATCAATAGTTATGACAATACCTGAAATCGCAAAAAAGTACGGAATTTCCGAAGCTTATTTAAACGCAAAAGATGATGCACTTCAAATAGCAGCTGCATCAATAGTAGACCTTAAAGGAATGTTGGAAGCAAACCAACCAAAAGCTCCGATTGTAGCAAAGCTGCAGTTTTTAGCTGATTTCCTTTACGATGTAAAGAATTCCAACCATTAATTTGGTAAATTCCCAAAAAAGTTGTATATTTGTATAGAATATACTAATAATGGTATCTGGGAAGAACAAACTAACAGTCATTAACATTTTAGACACCGCATTGGGTGTAGGTTCATCCTTAAAGGGAAACGAACAGGCCCATCACTGTCCATTTTGCAATCACCACAAAAAGAAACTACAAGTAAACTTAGATACTCAAAGATGGCACTGCTGGGTATGTGATTCTAAAGGTAGGAGTATCCAATCCCTCCTTCGCAAACTGAATGTAGATATAAGAGACCTAAATAGATTGAAAGATATCTATGGTGAGGATGATTATACATTAGTTGAGAAAGATGAGTATGTAGCTAAGTTACAATTACCATCAGAATTTAAACAATTACACTTTAAGCCAAAAGGATTCCAACCCGAATACAATCAAGCTATTAACTACCTTAAAGAAAGAGGAATTACCCAAGCTGATATCGTTAAATATAACATCGGATATTGTTCTGATGGATTATACTTTGGCAGAATCATTGTACCTTCGTATGATGAGAATGGTGACTTAAATTACTTTGTAGCTCGTTCATATTACAAAGAAGAACGAATGAAGTATAAGAATCCGCCGGTTAATAGAGATGTTATTGTGTTTGAAAATCAAATCAATTGGAATGAACCTATTACTTTAGTAGAAGGTGTGTTTGATTCATTTTCAGTTAAACGAAATTGTATTCCTTTACTTGGTAAATTCTTATTGAATAAATTAAAGAATAAGATTATAGAGAAAGGAGTTAAGGATATAACAATACTATTAGATTCAGATGCTATTGCGGATTCCACAAAGCATACTGATTATTTTATAAAGAATGGTATTAATGTAAAGAATATTATACCAAAAGGAAAGGATGCAGGAGATATGGGATTCAAAGCAGTTAGAGAATTATTAAAAGGAGCAACACAAACTGGATGGGATGACTTAGTTCTATCCAAACTAAATAATATATGAGGTTAAAGAGAATTTATCACATTGCGGATATACACATCCGTAACATAAAAAGACACAAAGAGTTTAGAGAAGTATTCTACTCAATGTTTGAAGAAATCAAAAAGAGAGGAACGGAAGATTCTATTATCTACTTAGCTGGAGATATCGCTCATGCTAAATTGGAAATGAGTCCTGAATTGGTAAGTGAGATTAGCTGGTTGTTTACCGAATGTAACAAACTATGTCCTACTATTGTAATCGCTGGTAATCACGATTGTAATATGAATAATTCGGACAGGTTAGATGTACTTACTCCAATCGTTGATGCATTGAAGTTACCAAACCTAACGTATTTAAAGGATACGCAAGTTTACGGAATAGGAGATGTTGATTTTGCAGTATTCAGTATATTTGATAACAAAGATAATTGGCCAAAAGCTAACACTCTATTTGGTAATAAGAAGATTGCACTATTTCACGGACCTGTTGATAACTCTACAACCGATATAGGGTATGTAGTTAGTAGTAGACACTTCACAACTGAAATATTTGATGGATATGATTTAGCCTTATTAGGAGATATTCACAAAAGACAAGAGATGATATCACCAAGCGGATGTAAGGTGGTATATGCCGGTTCTTTGGTACAACAAAACTTCGGTGAAACATTAGACAAGCACGGATTCTTAGTTTGGGATTTAGATACAATGACCTATGAGGAAGTTGATATCCAAAACGATTACGGATACTACACTTTAGATGTTGATGGTGGTATTGTGCCGGATGTAACTGATATGCCGTTATACCCTCGTTTAAGAGTGAGAATAACTAATACGGATACCGCAGATACAAAGAGAATGATGGCTGATATTACGGCAAAGTATGGTGTGGAGGACTTTACAATCATTAGAACGGATACATTTAATAAGAAGAAAACCAACGATAGAGAAGCAAGGTTAGAAGTAGACAGCATAGCTGATATAAACCATCAAAATTCTTTAATCGGTGAGTATATTGAACGTATGATGCCATTCGTAACGAAAGAGGACTTAGCTGGAATAGAAAAAATAAATCGTGACATTAATAGTAGAATACAACCATCAGAACTACAAAGAAACATAAGCTGGAAACCAATTAAGTTTGATTTCAGTAATATGTTCTCATACGGAGAGAAGAATGTTATTAACTTTGATAAGATAAACGGATTGATGGGATTATTCGCACCAAATGCACAAGGTAAATCATCTCTATTTGATGCAATCTCATTTTGTTTATTTGATAAGTGTAGTAGGGCTTACAAAGCATCTGCTATTATGAACAATCGTAAATCAGATTTCCATTGCCAATTAGAATTCTCCGTTGATGGAGTTGTTTATGGTATTCGTAGAGAAGGTAGAATTATCAATAAGGGAAAGAACGTAAAGGTAGATGTTGATTTTTGGAGAGAGGGAGATAGTGGTAGAGAATCACTTAATGGAACGGAACGTAGAGATACAAACCAAGTTATTGAAACCTATGTAGGAAGATATGAGGATTTCATTATGACGGCCCTTTCACTACAAGCTAACAACGCCCTATTCATTGATAAATCACAATCCGAAAGGAAAGACTTGATGGCTCAGTTTATGGGCTTGGACATATTTGATAAGTTGTATGATACTGCTACCAATGATATCAAAGATGTAAATGCACTTATCAGAAATTTCAGAAAGACCGACTTCACTTCGGAATTAGCCCAAAAAGAAAACGACTTGAATTCAAAGAGAGAGGAATATGATAGTTTAGATGCAGAGAAGTTAGAATTAGAAAAGAGAAAAGGTGAGTTGGATGAACAAATAATAAACCTATCTCAACAAATAGTTCCAATTCAAGGTAATTTAAACATTGATACCCTAAACTCAAAACTTAAAACGATTGAAGGTGATTTAACAACTTGGGGTGATACTAAATCCAAATTAGTTGAAAAGCATACGGAAGCTAAAGAGTTAGTAAGGGAAGCTAAAGAAATGATTGATTCCAAAGTTACTATAAACGGAACTGATATTGGTGATGCTCAAATACAATTGAATTTAGTTAAAGGACAAATCAAAGATACCTTACATCAGATTGAATTATTAGAAAGTGCTATTGAACATAATAAAGAGAAGTTATCACATTTAGCAGAGCATGAGTATGACCCTAATTGTAACTTTTGTATGAACAATGTATTCGTAAAGGATGCAAGGGAAACCGAAACTAAATTAGGAGAGCAAGGTAATCAATTGGAAACCCTAAACATTTTACATGGTGCTCTTATAAATCAATTAGGTGAATTAGCTGGAGTTGAAGAACAATTCCGTCAATGGAAAAAATGGACTGATGAAAATATTAGATTAATTGCATTAAGAGAAAGATTAGAAGCCGATGGTAAAACCGCAGAATCAAGAATTGAATTATTACAACATCAATTAGAAACAGCAAAGGCTGATATTAAAAGATATAATGATAATGTAGAAACAATTACAAACAATACTTCTTTAGTAAATCAAATTGAAAATATTAAAGAGGAAAAGCAAGGTATTGAAACTCAAATATCTAATGTCAATAAAAAGATGCTAAAATTAATGTCAGAGGTAGGTGCAACAAAAACCTACATTGATAATATGGTAGCTAAGATGGAGGAAGTGAAAGAATTGGAAAGTAAAAACCAATTATACACATTCTACTTAGATGCAGTTAAGAAAGATGGTGTACCATATGAGTTAATATCTAAAGCACTTCCAGCAATTGAAAACGAAGTGAATAATATATTAGGGCAGGTAGTAGACTTCTCAATATCAATGGATACCGATGGAAAGAACATTAACGCTAGAATAGTTTATGAAGACCAGGAATGGGCTTTAGAGATGTGTAGTGGTATGGAGAAGTTCATATCGGGATTAGCGATTAGAGTGGCTCTAATTAACATATGCAACCTGCCTAGACCTAACTTCTTAGTAATCGATGAAGGGTTTGGTACATTGGATGCAGATAACCTATCATCTCTATTTATGATGATGCAATATCTTAAAACTCAATTCGATTTCATTTGGGTTATTTCTCACTTAGAACAAATGAGAGATATTGTGGATGGACTTATTGAAATTAAAAAAATAGATGGTTTTAGTAAGATTAACTTCTAACAACCGGTAATACATTTTTAGGTGCGGTCTTATTCAAAGACTGCACCTTTTCTTTTATAAGCGTTTCTACTAACCCATTTATCTTATATCCTTTCTCTTTACAAAATTCCTTTAATGCTTGATGTATTTCAGCATCTATTTGTATCATTGCGTATTTTTTCATAACGTTTCTTTAGTTTTCTTTAGTTTTCTATATATAATTATAAAGATAAATAATTATTAGAATATTTATAATAGAATAATAGAAATCCACATGGCAAGAATTAAAAAATACTCCCCAACGATTGACCCGCATTTAAAATACTATGAAACTTTTTTAGTAGATACGGCACCCAATTCAAGATACTTTAAAATTACAGAGTTTAAAGATACTTTTACTGGCGGTAAAAATGGATTTTTAATTGAAGGTTCTCCTCAACTTTTGGAGTCTACGGAAATTAAGATTGAAATTTTAGATGTTGAAGGAAATCCAATTTATTTTGAACCAGGTAATGGTATACCTGAATACTATGAAGGTAATTCTAAAGTTATAGCAGTTTATGTTTATGAGGACACTCCAATAGGAACAGCTGATATTACTATATTGGGAGAATTGAAACAATACTATGATGGGGTTCAGCTAAAAGATATACCCGATGAATGGAAAGGTATTTATAATGTAAAATGGCAGAGAGATTTTAAAGTAAACAAATTACTTTCAAATGAAGAAAAAGTAAGATTTTATAAAAGACCTACCATTACTATTACTGAAATTGTTAAACCTTTATTTACAACAATTTTACAACCAACTGTATTAAATGGGTTTGTTAAAGGAACTGCAATAGCACCACCATTAGAGACGTATTTAAAAGATTGGACATTACCAACATACTATAAACTAACGGCTGAAAATGATGGATATAACCCTTCTGTATTTTTTACAGGTTCTATGGTAGGTACAAAATTAAATTTTAGTCATCAAGTTTATGATGATATTAAAAACTTTAATCTTCCATACACTGACCCAACATACGCTGCTGTAAATAGTTATTCACCCACTGTAGTAGAAGTATTAAACTCTACTGAAATATTAGTAACCCAACCATTTACGATAAATAATAAATTTGGAAATCCTCTTGTATATCCACTTCCATTGCTTTTTCCAAAAAACCCTGTACCTTATGATTATGATGGTGATGGTATTAATGATTTAATTGGATTTACTCAACAAGCTAATGGTGCACCATTTACCGCATCTTTTATTGATACTAAAAATATTATTAATATAGCAAGTGCACTAACTGGTTCATTTGCAAAAATAGATATAAGAGAATTAACGACATTTACAGGTGATGTAGCTAGAGTTAGGATATTTAGAAAATCTCAATCAGATGTAGGAAATTACGAATTTACTCAAGAGGTTTTATTGGAATCAAATGAACTATTAGTAGATTATACTGTAGAAACAAAAAACCAAGAAAATTATGGTATATTTACAGAACCAATTATAACTGAGTATTGGGATGCATCGGCTGGATTAACTACAACATTCAATCAAGATTATTTATACGCTTCCGTAGAATTAGATGCTGGTTCTGTACCTAAATATTTTAGTACAAAGGATACATTTACTTTAAGTGAAGGTAAGGAATATGCTTTAAGTTTTAATATTAGAAAAAACGGAATAGATGATACAAGTTATTTAAGAGCATTTTTAAGTGGTTCAAAACAAGTAACAACAAATGGAGTAACAAAAACAATACAAATTGAGCAAGATTTTGCAAAAATATATGCTGACCCGATTGTGTTAGAAAAAACCACATCTACCAATAATATAAAAGTACAACAAATAGATAATGCAAAACTTTATTTTGAAGTAAGAGGAAATAATTGGTATATAGCAAATGTAAGTTTAGTTGCTGCACAAGAAACATCATTTTCTCCTGATGAAATAACATTTATACAATCAGTACCAAGAACATTAACAGCAGAAACTTTTGATTATCGTTTTGAATTTTATGATATAAATAATAACTACATACCTGTAAAAGTTGAAACTCAAAAACTTTTTACTGGTGGTAATTTACAAGCAATTAAAAAGGGTATTTTCTTTAATCCAAAAATTTTAACATTTACATTTGATTCTGCATCAAAACCAGTACCACCAACTACACAATCATTTAATGTAGAAAAGTTTTTAATTACCGGTTCTATAACTTATACATCTCAATCTTTTGATTTTAATGGTAATTTATTATCTGGATTAGATTATCTTACTGCTGAAGGAATGCCTGGTTTATTGGATTTGTTTGACTCAGGTTCGGCATCTGATATAGATAATCCATCTATGACAGTAAATCATTTTACAGGTTCTAATCCAGATAAAACAGTCCAACTTATTAAAATTACAGGAACAACTGAAGGTTATTCAGATACAGTTACCTATGTTAGAATATTAGACGGATTTGGTGGTGTGAATCATTTGATTAGACCTTATAGAGGAACACAAATTAGAAACAGTAGTACTCAAAGTTTAGAAGTACAAGCAATTAGAATCGATGGTATAAATGATATAGAATTAAGTGCAGCATCAAGACCTGATAAAAAATGGAATTTAATTCAACTGCATGTACTGAGCGGTTCACAACCTTATCAAAAATTTATTAATTTAGAGAAAGCAAATAGTAGCGGGTTTGTACAAGGATTAAGTGTTGGTGAATTGGGTAGTAAGGAATTAAACTTTAATGCCGTATTTAATCGTGATTCTATCAATAAAAGAATAACGGTATATATGATTGATTCTGCATCAGCAGCATACGATTGGGCATATAATACATCTGGTTCTGTTTTAGCATCTCAAATATTAGAAGATTTGCAAGATGGATTGGATAGTGGTATAGTTAAATTTAATGCAGATACATTTAATATTGATTTTAGAAATAGTCTATTGTTTGCACCACCATCAGCATCAGCAACTGCATCATTCTATATAAGGGGTTCGAATACCCAAACAGTAACTGCATCTTTCCAAGTATTTCCATCTATGTCAATTAATGATTGGTATGAGCCTGAGTATTGGATATATTATACTACTCAAAGTGTGGATAGTACGATATCAGTAACAGCTATTGATGAGAAAAAAAATGTTGTTAATGCTGGGGCAATCGGTTCGTATATAGGAGCTAATAATAAACAAAGTAAAAATTTAACATTAACATTTACATATACTGAACCATATACTAATGCAACTGCAAATATAGATAAAACATTTACTATTGTACAAAGTGGTAAGCCTGGAGATGAAACTATAATATTTGAAGTAACCCCTTCCAATGTAATATTAAATGCAAATTCAAAAGGAACTGTATTAGATTATAAGCCATCCATTACGGATATTAAATTAAAGCAGGGGTCTAGGTATCTATTGTTTACAGCTAGTGCTGGAAATCCTGGTAAAGGAAACGACGGTACATTCCATATAGCTCAAAACCAAATAACATCAATAAACATAAATTCTGGTAGTGTTTACTTTAATCCATCATATACATCATCTTTAAGTGCTAGTGCAGCATCTAATTTTGTTCAATTAAGTGGTAGTATTACATATCCACTAATCATACATCCTTATTACACATCATCAATTTATACGGCAAGTGTTGTACAGCAATTTACAAAGGCTGTAGACGGAGCGCCACCAATTCAGGTAATAATAAATCCTGCAAATGTTAATTTAGGAGCAGACCAAATTGGTATTGTTAAAGATTATAATCAAGCAAATACAATAATCAAATTAAAAGAAGGAACTGATTATTTAGTATATACAAATACTCAACAACCTGGTACTTTTAGAACATCATCGGTTACGCAAACAAATATTAGTGTATCCACATTAACAGCAGACCCATCGGATACAACAAATTTAATTGTAAGTGGATATAGTGCTATGAATTCTAATAGTGCTAGTATTCAATATAATTTTGATGTATATCCATATTCACTTTTACCTGGTCATAGAACTGGTTCAATTGCAGTTAGTGGTTCTCAGTATTTTACAAGAACAAAAGATGGACAAACCGCAAGGAGTGTAACTCTAACAGCAAATTCTTTAGTAATAAGTTTTGATGGAGATTCTTCAAATCCTGATCCCGGTACTATTACATTAACAGCAAAATCATTTGGAGTAACTGGTTCGGCATACTATCAATTTTTTAAAGATGGAATTTCATTAGGTGCACCGCTTACCGGCACTACAAAAAATTTAAATTCATCATATCTTCCTATTGCTAATGCTAAGTCTGTATATAAAGTTGAATTAAGAGATGGTTCTGCCACATTACCTGTTGCAGCAACTGCCGAAATTACAATAGCTGGTGTTAAGGCTGGTGGTGATGGTTATACTGTAACTTTAACAAATGAAAATACATCTATTGTATATAAAGTATCTGGTGCAACTACAACAACGGGAACTGGTACAAGTATATTAGCAAGTAAAGGTACAACCGCATTACAACATGTATCATCATTTAGTAATCAAACATATGATAATGATGGAACTTATATAGGTTCGCTGGGACAGTATAAAGTTACAATAGATAGTAAATCTGGTTGGTTGGCTTTAGCTGGTAGTCTTGTATCTGGAAGTACTGTACCAACTGTTTCAAATGTGGCAGTTCTTGGAGACCTATCAGGATATACAAGTCCTAATTTATACCCTACCGCAAATATAGTTTTTAAAGTAGATGTAGAGGATGGCAGGGCAGTGTATTATAAAACAGAATCAATAGCAGTTCAATACGAAGGAAACACTGGACCTGGTATAGTAATGAGAGGGGTTTATAAAAATACAATTAACTATATTGGTAGTGTAGAGACAACAAACTATCGTAGAGATGCAGTAATATATCCAGACCCAACAACGGTGCCTGGTGGTACAGTAACTTATTATGCAGCTGTTAGTGGTAGTGGACCTGGATTGGCAACTGGAGCTCATGCACCAACCGCAGGTGGTAATAATGATTGGTGGCAACTTTTGGGAGACCAAGAATTTTTTGTATCTGCAAAGATTGCAATATTTGATGAATCATATGTTAAGAATACATTAAACGTTGGTACTTACGCCGATACATCTGAATTTGTAAATGTAATTATAGCTGGTGGTAGAACCGACCCATATATTGCAGTAGGACAAAGTGGAACATATGGAACGGCTGGAGGAGGATATTCTCCAAACAACCCAGCTATCATTGGATATGGTCAGAGTGGTATCTATATGGGAATATATGAAAATGGTTCTTTTGGTACAACTGGTAGATTTTCAATTGTAAATGAAGGAACTGCATCAACATCTGGATTATATTGGGATGGTAGTGTATTGACTATTAAAGGGGCTATTAAGCAAACAGATGCTGGAGTAAATGAGCCAACATTAAAAGGAGTTTGGGCATTCGGTATTACTTACTATAATAATGATGTAGTTAGTTATGATGGAAAATCTTGGATATGTACATCTGCAACATCTCACTTTTCAACTAATAATACAAATAGTACAACTGGATATCCTGGCTCTGGTCCTTGGAGTACATATATTGATAAAGGTGATACTGGAGCTGGTGTAGTATATAGAGGTCCATTCACAATAGGAACGGCATATAGTAGTAGTGCTGTTAGAAAAGATGTTGTACAAGGTATTGATGGAGCATACTATCTATCTAAATTAACATATATACCAACTGGCTCTGATTCAAGACCCGGAGTGGGGCAAACTGCACCAGCAGGTTCAACCGCTGGTACATATTGGCAAACATTTGGAGCAACATTTAGTTCGGTAGCAACTGATATATTATTAGCACAAGAAGCTACAATAACAAGAGGATTAGTTATGGGTAGTGATGTTGGTGGTATTGGTGTAATACGTTCTGTTGATGCATATTCTTTTACATCTGGTAGTGGGTTTTATATGGATAGAACTGGAATAGTTAGATTCGGAAATCCCGTAGGTAATCAAATAAAATTTGATGGAATTGATTTCCAAATTACTGGTTCAATAAATGCAACGGATGGACAAATTGGAGATTGGGTTATTGATGAAACTACAAGAGCATTAAGAGATAATGATTCTCAATTAATATTTGACCCAAATATTCCTGAAATACAATTTTATACTGGAAGTGGTGAAGGTAGAAGTAAAAAGGTAAGTATATCCCCACTAAAAGTATTATCGGATTCTGGCGGCGGTTCAAACACTGTAAATTTCACAGGTTCATATTCGCCAGCAAATCCATCAATAACAACAAATGCAGGTGATGGGTCGCCCGTATATGTAACTAGTTATTCAACAAAAACATCGACTGGTGGTTCTTCATCAAATGGTACATTTACACCAGCTGACGCAGGTGATTATCAACTAACTATTGTTACTCCTAGTTTTGCAGTAGAAACCGGACCTGATACAATATCACATACTTCAACTCAACCAGACTTTGAAGCACCTTACGATGGATACATACATACCGGATATTCTAATGCACAACAAGCAGCTGCTTATTTATATATAGAAGCCGTAAAAGTTAGTGATAATAGTGTAGTTGGTAGTCACCTTATTGGAAGTTCTACTTCCGTTGGGGCAAAAAATGTAGCTGGCTATTGGATTGGATATTCTGGATATCTTTCTGTTACAGGCGATACATTAATTATAGATGAATTTGGAAACGAAGTTTATGCTAGAGATATTATTAGTGGACAAAATATCACTGCATGGAATTGGAGTGATTCGTTTAGCACATATAAAGTAGAAAATGTAAGAAGTAGAACTATTGATAAAGTATTCAAAGTTTCTGCTGGCGGTAATGAAGTAAAAGTATCAGATTCGCATGGATTTTGGTTAGATGGTAACGAACAAATCAAAGCTAAAGATTTAATATCGGGTGTTAGTAAAATAAATATAAGAGATGGTAATACTATTAAATTAGTAATTGTAGATGATGTAGAAATAATTGAGGGCGATGAAATGGTATATACATTCTCTGTACCTGATGTAAATAACTATATTTCAAATGGTATAATATCTCACAATCCAATTGGCATGACAAACTGGGTAGAAGTACCTGAAAGTATCAACGCAGGGGGTTATGGTGGTGTGGGTGGTTATACTCAGACAATAAATATGTATATAAGTGAGGCAACTCCAGTACAATTTAGATATAGATTTTTATATTACGCATATTCAGGAGTTCAAACTGATATAGGAGCATCTCCACTTTCTTATACCACTACCTATTATCCTTGGACATTTGATACATGGGTTACTTCACCATCATTTGCTAGTTCTATTATAGTAAAAGCACCAACAAACTTTGTTGAAATTAATGCAGGTGGAATGCAAGTAGTATCGGATGAAAATAGATATGTTAAAATGGCAAGACAAGAAGTTGGAGTTGGAGTTTCCGATTTACTTAAAGTTTTGGGTGGAAATATTAAAACAGATACTATATTACCAAATGTGGCAGATACAAGTACTATTGGTACAAATGCGAATCAATATGGACATGTGTATGCTAATAATTTTACTAATAATGCATCTTCAGTAAGTGCAAACGGATATACAAAATTAACAAATGGAATTATATTACAATGGGGATACCAAGCCTACACTACAACAGCAACACCTGTGGTATTTCCAATAACGTTCCCTACTGCTTGTACGTCTGTACATGTAACAACAAACAGACTTACTAATGGAGCAAATGGATATAATCATGCTGGTAGTTTAACAACAGCCGGATTTAGTGCAGTATTTGATGGAACAGGTGGATGGTGGTCGGCAATTGGATATTAAAAAATAAAAATATATGATTTATTACGCAACATTTAATGAAACGGAAGACTATACTGGATTTTATACCAAAGAAATACATGGTGATAATATTCCAACCCCAAATGTAGAATTGACAGAAGCGCAATGGAAAGAAGCTATTACGGGTAGATATAAATTAGTAGATGGAGTGCATACTCATAATCCATTCACACAGGAACAATTGGATGTCAAAGAACTATCAATAGCTAGGAGTAATAGAAACAATTTACTTAAAGAATCCGATTGGACACAATTACCAAATAATCCACTAACCGCTGAAAAGCAAGAGGAATGGAATGTATATAGACAAAAATTAAGAGATATTCCAAAAACAATTCCATATATATTCCCAGAACCACCACTTTAATAAATTTGTAACAAAAAGTAAAAACTATATATTTATATATATAAAACAATATTATGGCACAAAAAACTGAAAAATTAGAGCAAGAAGTTCTAGAAAGTATAACTTCTTTACAAAACAAAGCGGCAGAACAAGTACATGTTTTGGGTGAATTTCACATTAGACTTAGAGAATTGGAGGCTGAAAAGAAAAGAATGCAAGAATTTGTATCTACAATTGAAGCTGAATATGACAAGTTAGCTACTACTTTAAATGAAACTCTTAAGGGATTGGAAACTAAATATCCTAAAGGAGAAATTGATTTAAAAGAGGGAACTGTTATATTTGATGATGGTCAATAAAATAAATTTGGCAATTTAAAAAAAGTTTCGTATATTTGTTACAACTATGAGTAAAAAGAAATTACTGTATGTTTGTCCCCACCTTTCTACCGGCGGACAACCTCAATACACTTACAAGCAGATAAAGCAATTTATCAATGATTACCAAATAGAAGTTGTTGAAATAAACAATAGCGGTGGAACTGCGTTTGTAGTACAAAAGAATAAAATTAAAGCATTAGTTCCTGTTCATACATTAGGGGATAACAGAGCAGAAATAATTGATATCATTAATACTTTCAAACCTGATATTATACATTTTCAGGAGATTCCACAACATGATTTATCAACTGATATTTTAGATAGAATATTTTCGGATAAAAGAAAATATTTTATTGTAGCATCTACACATGGGTCTTTAACAAATCCTGAAGAAATAATTTACCATCCCGATAGATATATTTTAGTATCCGAATGGAGTAGACAAAAGTTTATTGATACTGGTGTTGAAACTGATATATGGGAATATCCAATCGAAGAATATGTGTTTGATAAAGCAACTGCACAAAAAGAATTAGGATTTGAATCTGATTGGAAGCATGTACTTAATGTTGGATTATTTGCACCAGGTAAAAATCAAGGTGAAGTATTTGCAATAGCAAGGCAATTAGAAAAATACAAAATTAAATTTCACTTTGTAGGAAATCAAGCTGGAAACTTTGAACATTATTGGGGAGATATAATGAAATACAAACCTGATAATTGTATTGTTTGGGGAGAAAGAAATGATGTTGATACTTTTTACGCAGCATCGGATATGTTCTACTTTAGTTCTATAATTGAATTAAATCCGTTATCAGTTAAAGAAGCACTATCATACGGACTACCATCTATATTTAGAAAGTTACCAACTTATTTAGATACATACGATAATAATCCATTGGTTACATACATTGGTGATGATTTAAAAGTTACTAAAAAAATTATATTAGAAACTTTACAACCTGAATTCAATGAGATACCGGGTTGGTTTGTTTATGATACTATGTATGATGATATGGTTAAGAATGCTAAAGGTGGTGAAACTTTTGTTGAGTTGGGTTCTTGGTTTGGTAAGTCTACAAATTATATGGCAACTAAAATTAAAGAATCTGGTAAGGATATAAAATTCACAACAATAGATACATTTAAAGGAACTGCAGATGAAGGGTTGCATAATACAATAGTAAATGGGTCTTTTGATGGAGATATATTTTATGAATTTATAGATAACACAATCATATCAGATAACTACGGAACATTTGATATCATAAAAGATACATCACATAATGCTACCAACCAATTTCAAAATAACAGCATTGATTATATAATGTTAGATGGTGGGCATAGTTATGAGGATGTAAACGAAGATATAAAACTTTGGTATAATAAAGTAAAACCGGGTGGATATATTTCTGGAGATGATTATGGTGGTAGTTTCTTTCCTGGTGTTACTAAAGCAGTTGATGAATATTTTTATAATCAATGTGAAATTGGATTTAGAACTTGGAAAATGAAAAAACCAAGAATACAAATAAAGCATTTATTAACAAGACCTGATGATGCTAGAGAAAGAGTAAGTATTCAATCATTAAAGCAATTATCAAAATACGGAATGGATTATGTACAAATGATAAATACTCCATACGAAGGATTAGCACCTGTTGAAAATTGTAGAAGACCTGAAAATGTTAGTAAAGATAATAAGCCGGGTGAATTATATCCGGGAGCAGGTATTGGATATATTACGGGTAGACACTATGGTTGTTATCTAGCACATAGAGGAGCTTTGGAATCTATTGATGATACAAATTATGATTATACTTTAATATTTGAAGCAGATGCTTTTATTAATGTAGGTATTGAGGAGTTTGTTGAAATAGTACATAGAGCTTGTTTCATTTCACAAAGAGATAATGTTTATTATATAGGATTCGCAAATAATCCTTCTTGGAATAGATGGGGAGTTGATGAACTATTTGCAAAAACTGATTTTAATCAAGACCTTGCACATTGTTATTTAATTCCAAATCGACACAAACAATTCTATATGGATAGACTGGAGGATATTGGATGGGATGTTGGTGATTTATGGTACAACCATGTATTCTATGACCATAGACATTTGAGATATACAACTAATAAAAATTATAGTAAGCAAGCTGAGGGCTATTCTTTATTAGATGAAAAAATAAAAAGTTGGAAAGAAAATTGGAACTAATGATATACGATAATTTAAAAAAGAATTTAAATAACATAATACAAATAAAAAACAAAGTAATTGTACACTTTGTTAGAGGACCTTTTGTTGAAGTAAAAGGAAATACAAATGCTGAGTATCGTATTGAATTTATAGATAGAAGTACTGGAAAAGTTATTCACACTGGAAACATAAAAAATAATATGTGGAGTAAGTGTAATATAGAATATTTTGTAAATTGGCAAATAAAGATATTCGAAAATGGAAAATTGTATGAGGAACATAACTACGATGCAAAAGGTAAACGAGTTTATATAGCTATGGATTCCAGAGCATTGGGAGATACATTGGCATGGTTTCCGTATTTTGAAGAATTCAGAAAAAAATGGGGATGTAAATTAATAGCATCAACATTTATGAATGATATGTTCAAAGATGAATATCCAGATATAGAATTTGTAAGTCCTGGCTCTGGTGTTGAAAATATATACGCAATGTATGGAGTTGGATTATATTATAAAGAAAATAATGAATATAATGAATATAAAAATCCAAATAACTTTAGAGAGCAAACAATGCAAAAAATGGCATCTGATATTTTAGGATTAGAATATAACGAAGTTAGACCAAAGATAAAAAAGAGAGATGTTAAAATAGATAAACAATTAAAGCAAGTTTGTATTGGTGTATTTGGAACGGCTCAATCTAAATTTTGGAATAACCCAACAGGATGGCAAGATGTTGTAGATTGGTTAAATGGTAGAGGCTATACAGTTAAATTAGTATCTAAAGAGGGAGATGATTATATGGGTAACAAACTACCAACCGGAATAGTTAAACACCCAGAAGGACCATTAGAATTGGTTATGGATGAAATGAAAAAATCTAAAGCATTTATAGGAATTGGTAGTGGGTTAAGTTGGTTAAGTTGGGCATTAGATGTTCCAACTGTATTGATTAGTGGATTCTCATATGATTGGGCTGAAATGCAGGATTGTGTAAGAATTGCGGCACCTAAAGGTAAATGTGAGGGTTGTTTTAATAGGATTAGATTAGATGCTGGTGATTGGAATTGGTGTCCTGACCATAAGGGTACTCATAAACAATTTGAATGTACAAGAACAATCACATCGGATATTGTAATAAAAGAATTAGAAAAATTCTTATAAAAATTTAAAAAGAATATACTTATATATATAAACAATAAAAAACATAAATTATGGCAGAATTGGATAACATTCCACAAACACAAACAGTGGAATTAGCACAAGTTAAATTAGATGACAGTACTTTTGAAAAAATTAAAGAGTTGAATGCTAGAGTTCAAAGTTTACTTTTAGAAGTAGGCTCTATATACATCAGAAGAAAAGAAATGGAAGCAGAAATTCTTAGAATGGCTGATGTATTGGAAACGCATGAAAGCGAAATTAAATCATCTAACATAAAATTAAATGATATGGCATCTGAAATTGATGACACATACCCTCAAGCAAGAATTAATATTGCAGATGGTACTGTACAATATCAACCGGGTGCACCTACTAGAAAGCAACAACAAGCTGAACAAGCACAACAACAAAATGGAGCATCTGACTTCAAAGTAGTAAAAGATTAATCCCATATATTTATATGGTATAAGATATATCGTATAATGCAAGGATTAGCAAAATTTTTAGTAGAATCAATATTATTGGAAGCGGAATCCATAAACAAGGTAATAGTTGTTTATTCGGGCCGCTTTCAACCTTTTCATAAGGGCCATTACGCAACTTATGAAAATTTAGTACGCAAATTCGGAAAGGATAGTGTATATATCGGAACTTCTAATGTTACCGATTCAAAAAAATCTCCATTTAATTTTAAAGAGAAAAAAACAATAATGACAAATATGTTTGGTATTCCATCAAGCAAAATTGTCAATATCAGAAATCCATATGCACCTGAAGAAATTCTAAATAAATACGATGAAGATACAACTGGTTTAATAGTTGTAGTTGGTGAGAAAGATGAGCAAAGACTTGGTGGTAAATATTTCACACCATATAAAGGTAAAGTAACCCAACCTTATTTAGATAGAGGATATGTTTATGCAGCACCCGCAGAATCAAACCCAATTAGTGGTACTGATGTTCGTTATTGGTTAAGCGCTGGAAGCGCTGCTGATAGAAAGAAAAACTTTACAAAAGCATATCCAAAATTTGATGAGCAAATATTCAAATTAATTACTCTTAAGTTAAAGAGCTTAAAAGAATGTATTAATGAAGAAATTAAACTAAACGTAAAAGTTGGTGATACTTTATTGATGGGTAAATTCAAAAACAAAAAAGTAGTTGTTAAATCAATTGGTGAGGATGAATGGGGAATGCCAACAATCAATGGTAAAAAAGCAGTAACATTTAGAATCCCTAAAAAAGAGAATTTAAAAGAGATGGGACTTGGTGGTGGAGCTGGTGTGGGTTTGAGTTTACCTGGTGGATATATTAATGGAGCACCTGATACTAAAGATGTTAAAAAAAATAGTAAGAAACTTAACAACAAAGGAATGAGTGGATATGATGAGGTTGATGAAGATAATATTCCTGGTGGTTTAGCAAAAGGTAAAACCCTAATTGATTTAGCTAAAAAATGGGATTCAAAAGGATACTATGACCCAAAACAATTTGCAGAAAAATATGTAAAACCTCAATTGATGAAGGGTATTAAAGTTGAAATGGAACATACAACTGATGTTCGTATTGCAACCGAAATAGCTATGGACCATTTATGGGAAGATATCAATTATTATGAAAAGTTAGCTAAAATTGAAAAACCAATAAAAGAATCTTTATTAACAGAAGGTGGGGCTTATGGACATATGGCACATCCATTTGATATTGAAATGGGTTTAACATTTGGTGACCTTAAACAAATAGTAGTAAGAGCACTTAATGGTGATTTGGAATTAGCAAGAGAAAAGACTGATGGACAGGCATTAGCAATTAGTTGGGTAAATGGTAGATTGGTTGCAGCTCGTAACAAATCTCACTTAAAAGATAAAGGAGTTGGTGCTATGACAATAGGACAAGTAGCCGATAAGTTTGCTGGTAGAGGTGGATTAACCGATGCTTACAACTTCGCTATGCAAGATTTATCAAAAGCAATTGCAGCATTATCCGAACCTCAACGTAAGAAGGTTTTTAAGGATGGTAGTTCGTTTATGAATTTGGAAGTAATATACCCAACATCCGTAAACGTAATTCCCTACAATCAACCCCTATTAGTATTTCATGGTACTTTTGATTATGATATGGCTGGTACTATAATTGGACAAAATCAAGATGCAGCAAAAGTATTAGGTGGAATGATTAAGCAAGTAAATGCACATGTTCAATCTAAATATACAATACAGGGACCTCCAATGCAAACACTCCCTAAAACCGAACATCTTTCTAAATTACAAGGAAAGTATTTGGGAATGATTTCTAAACTACAATCTGAATTTGGATTAGCTGACTCGGATGGTGTAGCAGATTATCATCAGGCATGGTGGACAAATTTTGTAGAAAAGGGAGCAAAGAAATTGGATGCACAACAAAAGATAGGCTTAATTAAAAGATGGGCTTTTTTAGATAAAAGTTTTCGTATAGGGGATATAAAGGATGATAAGATAAGAGCTTGGGCCGAACAAACGGATAAACAAGACCAACAAAAGATATCAAAACAAAACTTAATGAGATTTGAGGAGATATTCTTAGGCGTTGGTGCAGATGTATTATCATTTATGACATCAGTATTAACTGCAAATCCTGCAGAAGCTACTAAACAAATGAAAGCAAAATTACAAAGTACAATATCTCAAGTAAAAGCAAGTGGTGACCCTAAAAAGATTGCAAAACTTAAATTAGAATTAAGTAGGATGCAAGCTTTGGGTGGATTTGATAAAATTGTACCAAATGAGGGATTAGTATTCGTATATGGTGGAAACACTTACAAACTAACAGGTGCATTCGCACCGCTTAATCAGATTTTAGGCATATTTTTTGATTCTTAATTGTTTTCTTGATTTTGATATACTTATATATACAAATATATCGTATATAGTATGGCAAAGGAATTCAATAAAAAGTTTATGCATCCAACTCGTAGGAAGTTGGTGGATATGGTAATGCATGGTGCTGAATATGAAAAGGAATCATTTATTTCATTTTCTGGAGCAGATAAAGAAATTATAAAACGTAAGGTTGGTGAAAAATGGACTGATGGTGATGGTAAGTCTTGGGAGCAATTAGAAGCTGGCAAAGTACAAACATCAGAGCTCGGTGATATAATGGCTGAAACAAGAGCTTATTTAGATAAGTTAAACACTTGTAAATCGGATAATTGCAAAACAATCAAAATAGGTAGAGTTGATAAAAAATTAATATCTAAGACAGGATATTGTTTACATTGTCTTTCTTTAAGAGAAGCTCAAATTAAATATGATGGATTGTGGAAAGAATATGAAGATTATAAAATATATTCTAATATGATTGCACATGGTAAAGATGTAATTGCACAATTTCAACAAGCATATAATGATGCAAAGCAAACTTATGAAGTAGTTCAAGAAGATGGTAAAATTGAAACTTGGAGTATGGAAAGAGATGTTAATGAATTGAAAGCGGAAATAATGATGGATATTGTTAATTTTGAAAAAGAAATAGAAGAAGTTACAAAATTAAGAAATGAGGCTTACCAAAAATTAAAAGATAAAAATTACGATTTAGTAAGACCACTTAAAGATTAGTATGGCAACAGGTATAACACAAAAGAAATCTTTAAAAGAAATTATTGCAGAAGAATACAAAAAATGTGCGGTAGACCCAATACATTTTATGAAGAAGTATTGTATGATTCAACATCCTGTTAGAGGTAAAATACCATTTCAACTGTTTCCATTTCAAGAAAAGACTTTAACGGAATTCAAAAATAATAGATTTAATATAGTTCTTAAATCCAGACAAACTGGTATATCAACACTATCAGCCGGATTTTCTTTATGGAATATGCTGTTTAATAATGATTTCAATATATTAGTAATTGCAACAAAGCAAGATGTTGCAAAGAACTTAGTAACAAAGGTTAGGGTTATGCATGAACTACTACCTAGTTGGTTAAAGAACGGCTCAATGGAAGATAACAAACTTTCCCTTCGCCTGAATAATGGCTCTCAAATTAAGGCTATTGCTAGTTCTCCTGACGCAGGACGTTCGGAAGCATTATCATTACTTATATTTGATGAGGCCGCATTTATTGATGATATTGATGAAATATGGAAATCGGCACAATCTACCCTTTCAACGGGTGGTGCTTGTATTGCATTATCTACTCCTAATGGTGTAGGTAACTGGTTTCATAAAACTTGGGTAGATGCGGAAGAAAGTAGAAATCCTTTTAACACTATTGAATTGCATTGGACTGTGCATCCTGAAAGAGACCAAAAATGGAGAGATTTACAGGAAGAATTATTAGGTAGAAAAGGAGCAGCTCAAGAATGTGATTGTGATTTTATTTCATCTGGTGAAACTGTAATTGAACCAGAATTATTAATGTTCTATAAAGAAACATATGTAATACCACCAATTGAGAAAGGTGGATTTGATGGAAACCTTTGGAAATGGGAACATGCTGATTATTCTAAATCGTATATGGTAGTGGCCGATGTGGCTAGAGGTGATGGTGCCGATTATTCTACTTGTCACGTACTTGATATTGTTAATTCAGTTCAAGTAGCTGAATATAAAGGTAAAATTGATACAAAGGATTTTGGAAATTTCTTAGTAGCACTTTCAACTGAATATAATGATGCTTTACTTGTGATAGAGAATGCAAACATTGGTTGGGCAACGATTCAGCAAGTAATAGATAGAGGATATAAAAACTTATTCTATATGAGTAAGGATTTGAAATATATTGATACTGAAAATCAAATGACAAATAGATATAGAGCCGAAGATAGAGGATTGGTAGCTGGATTTTCAACCACTTCTAAGACTAGACCTTTAATTATATCTAAATTAACCGATTATTTTAGAGAAAAATCAATTATAATTCGTTCATCTCGTTTAATAGATGAGTTATTTACATTTATCTATATGAATGGTAGAGCTGAAGCAATGAAGAGTTATAATGATGACTTGGTAATGGCATTTTCAATTGGATTATGGGTAAGGGATACTGCACTTCGTTTAAGACAAGAGGGAATTGATTTAACTAAAAGTGCAGTAGGTGGAATTACATCAAATACTTATACTGGTATTTATGGTGGTGCAAATAGTATGGATGATGACCCTTGGAAAATGAGGGTTGGGGATGGATTTGAAGATTTATCTCAATGGTTGTAGTGTTTTGATATTTTACGATATTTATGTTATATAATGTCAAAATAGAAAACTGATAAAATAAATTATGGCAGAACAAGAATTAGATGATAGTAAAAGTTTTTTTGGTAGACTAAAGAAATTATTCTCAACAAATGCTATTGTTACCGTTGACAAAAATGGTAAGCGTAGAGTTGTTGATACGGATGAGAAGCAAATGAGTACAAACTTTGTAAATCTTAGAGATAGATATACAAAATTACAAAGGTCATATTACGAAACCAATCAGGGTGCACAATCAATGGCATACCATCAGGTTCGTAGAGAATTATTCAGAGATTATGATGCTATGGATAATGACCCAATTATAGCATCTGCATTAGATATCTATTCAGATGAATCCACAACAAAGAATGAATATGGTGATATATTAGCAATTAAATCATCAAACGAAAATGTAAGTGCAATATTACATAACCTATTTTATGATATTATAAACATAGAATTTAACCTTTGGCCTTGGACAAGAAACTTGGTAAAATATGGTGACTTCTTTTTAGCATTAGAAATGGCAGAAGGTAAGGGTATTATTAATGTAACTCCATACTCTGTATATAATACGGAAAGATTGGAAGGTACTGACCCAATGAATCAAAACTATGTTAAATTTAAAGTTGAATTAGATAGATTTGGTAAAAAGGAATATGAGAACTATGAAATGGCTCACTTTCGTTTACTTTCAGATACAAACTTCCTTCCATATGGTAAGGCTATGATTGAAAATGGTCGTAGAGTTTGGAAACAATTACAATTAATGGAAGATGCGATGTTAATTCATCGTATTATGAGAGCTCCTGAAAAAAGAATATTTAAAATTGATATTGGTAACATCAACCCTAATGAAGTTGATAACTATATGCAAAGGATTATTAACAAAATGAAGAAAACTCCATTTGTTGATACTAATACAGGAGATTATAATTTAAAATACAATATTCAAAACCTTACGGAAGATTTTTTCTTACCTGTTAGAGGTGGAGATAGTGGTACTTCAATTGACAACCTATCTGGATTAGAATATTCAGCAGTTGAGGATATTGATTACTTAAAAGCTAAATTATTTGCAGCACTTAAAATACCTAAAGCATTTTTGGGATATGAGGAAGATGTAAATGGTAAAGCAACTTTAGCAGCACAGGATGTTCGTTTTGCTAGAACTATTGAAAGAATTCAAAGAACAATCGTTAGTGAATTATATAAGATTGCAATCGTTCACTTAGCGGGACAGGGTATTGATGATTCAGAAATGACAAATTTCCAACTTACTTTAACTAACGCTTCTACAATATATGAGCAAGAGAAAGTAAATCTTTGGAGTGAGAAGGTTAGATTAGCAACTGATATGAAATCCTTAAATATGTTATCTACCGATTGGGTTTACCATAATGTGTTTGGTATGAGTGAGGATGAGATGGATATGGAGAGAGCTAAGATGGTATTAGACCTTAAAGATAGATTCCGTTATAACTCAATTGAACAACAAGGACAAGACCCAGCAAATCCACCACAACAACAAAATGTGGAGGAGGAGATTGAAAAAATGAAGCAAGAGATTGTAGATAATAAAGGTGGTAGACCAAGAGAGGGAAATACTTACGGAAAAGATAAACATCCATTAGGTAGAGACCCATTGGGTAACAAAGAAAACGAATCTCCTAGAAAGAGAGAAACTAGAACTAACGAATCGAATAAGAAACTAGCACAAGAATATATAAACGGAATTTCAGCAAAAAAGAGGATTTTAAGTGAAAAAACACAAAAAACTGACCTTTTGGATGAAAATAATCTGTTAGATGACAGTAAATTTTAACAAACATTAAAAAGTTTATATTTATATGTGTTAGTTTATGTACATAGGTTAAATTATAGGGAAATAAATGAAAAAAATAAAACATTCTAAGGTTAAGAATACCGGAGTGTTATTTGAGCTTTTAGTAAGACAAATAACATTAGAGGTACTTAATGGTGATAAGACTGAGAACGCAAAACATATAGTAAAAGAATTCTTTGCTGCAGGTACTGAATTAAATAAAGAATTACGTCTTTATGATTTACTATTAAAAGAAAAATACAATTCAGAATCAAAAGCTGAAATGTTTGTTGAAACTGTATCTCAAGCACATTCAAAATTAAATGGTATAAAGCTATCTAAAGAAAAATACAATCTTATTAAAGAAATTAATTCAAAATTTGAATTAGAGCAATTTTTAACATCTCCTATAACTAACTATAAAGTATTAGCATCAATATATAAAGTGTTTGAATCTAAGAAATCTGAAAACTACGATATTAAAGATGTATTTAATTCTAAGATTACATTAATTGAGAACATTATCTCTAGACCTCCTCTAAACAAAACAATTGAGGTATCCGATAGTACAAAACTAATAGAAACCTATAAACAACAAGATAAAGACCTAAGATTATTAACCTATAAGATTCTTGTTGAGACTTTCAATAAAAAATACACAAATTTAGATGAAAAACAAAAGGGCTTGTTAAAAGAGTATATTAATAACATGTCTAATACATCTAAATTTAAAGATTATTTAGCAGTAGAACTTCCACAAATTGTGAAAGAATTAAAAACAATTAAATCTAAAATATCAGATAAAGTAACTACAATTAAATTGTCAGAAACTATTTCTGTTTTAGAAAAAATGAAAATTGGTAAAACTGTATCTGATAATAATGTTTCATC